TCATAAGGCCACCGTTGTCCACCCCTTACCTCGATCATCATGGTACCTATCCGTTTGTTGTTGAGTTTTATGTCCAAGTAAATCTTTCGTGTTTATACCCTGGGCTTTATATAACCGCTCGGAAAGCGATCTTTGTTCATGGAAAGTTGCCGGTGTACCTTGTCCCCAGTCAATATCTGCACTGTCTCTTGCCTTGCTGAAATTCATGGTCAGTGTTCTGGGTTTCACCTGCGCTCCTCGCTCAGCCTGTGAGGTGGTTCTAAAGAAATGAACCAAATAAGGGCTTACTGCATAATCCCGGCAACGACTGATTACATCTCGGAGGCTCCAGTTGATTGCGTTGCAACGCAGAGCTAATGGGATAGCGATTTTGCTTCCGGTTTTCTCTTGCTCAACGTGTAGATGATCGTCCCAGATGTCCGAGAATTTCATACGGGATATATCACCTAGTCGCTGTCCTGTTACTATGGCTAAAAGCATGGCGTTCCCCATGTATTTGTGATTTTCATCGGCTATATCAAAAATCTTTTGCCATTCCTCCAGAGTGAGGCGCTGGCGAGTGATCTTTCTACGAGGTTGTTTAGTTGCTAGTGCAGGGTTATAACCAGGAGGTACTTCTCCCGCATGCTGAGCTTCTTTAAAAACATCTATTAGGACAGAGCGAATGACCTGAGCCATTCTGGGTTGTCCCTCCGCTAAATATTCATCAAGAATTTGCGCAACATCTCGAACATTGACAGCGGATATTAATTTCATTCCTACACGTTCCTTAAGCAGAGATACTGGTTTTGCTTTTTGTTTGATAGTGTTTTCTTTAATATCTCCGGACTTTAATCTTTCCTGCTGAATCTTCCAGTAACGTTCAAGCCAGGTGTTAGTTGATATTGATTTTCCTGAGTTGGTGGATATTCTGTCAGTGATTGCCATTATCTGGCGGGTTTGTTGTTCCGCCAGTCTTTTATTTGCTTCAATAGCTATTGCCGTGGCCTCTGCTTCATCTGTACCTAGACTATGAAACTTACCAGTTATCGGGTGCTTATAACGCCAGTATACTTTATTAACCTTTCTACTGTAGAGCGGGTATAAATTTGGAATAGATATATTATTTTTACGTGGTCTGGCAGCCATCGTTCAAAATCCTCTGCAAAAGAACAGGGTCGCTTTTCTTTACTACAGGAGTGGTCAATGTACCGACCAACTCAGCATCCTCCCTGACGCGCCAGAATCGACCTTCTTTTTTGGCTGGGGGAGAAAACATATTCTGTTTAGCATAATTCCTGAGAGTGGAAACACTTGGAGGATTGCTTCTGTATTTCTCGTTTGCCCACTCTTCAAGGGTTAACATCTGGAGCATATGTTTTACCTCATTATGGCCCATTGCTGGGCCAGTATCTGAAAATAAAAAATCAGTTTTGCATCAATTTTTGCAGCACCTGATTGCCGGAAATTATTCGCTGCCAGATTGCTGATACATAGCGGGCCTGATGAATAGCATCAGCGAGGGCATTGTGACGATCACCTTCAAACGGGATCGTTGTTTTGGGGTCGAAGCCAATGGCCTGGCCGAGCTCTACCATTGTTCGTACGTCCCGATCGTTCCAGTATTCCCACGGATAATCTTCAGCAATGCAATCGTAAGAAGAACGCAGAATGGAGTTATCGAATGACGCACCGTTACCCCATACCTGTGCCTTTTTGCTCCCGCCAGCAACATTATCAGAGACAAATTCTCTGAACTGGAGTAATGCATCCAGCAACGGGATAGCATCATCATTTACGATCGCAGAGCGTGCTTCGGAGGACTGCTTAAGCCACCAGATAACAGTAGATGGATCGATTACGGCGCCCCAGTTCACAGAGGATTCAAGGCATACGACTTTATAGAAACTTTCTCCAATAGAGCCGGTTGCCGGGTCAAAAACAACCGCACCAATAGCGACGATAGGGGCGTTATGTTTTTTACCCATGGTTTCCAGATCAACCATAACGTGAACATAATCAATAGGCTGATCTTCCTCCTTATTATGAGGACCGGATTCAATATCTACAGCATCCGTTTGATGAACAACTTCATCTGTTTTTTCTTTTTGGTTAACCTTGCCCGTAACGTCAACAAGACCGTCAATGGAAAATACTCCGTCCCCAATTTTTGAAACCTCAGGTTGCCTTGATTTGGGAAGGTCTTCGGTTACCCACTTCGGATCAGTAGGGTCGCTAATCCCTTCGACATATTCGCCGCGCTCGGCGGCCAGAACCTGATTAGCGTCCGGACGTTGCTTTTGAGCCTCTTTTACCAGTTCGGCACCAACTGCTTTAATGTCGGAGGAGAGTGTTTCCAGTTTTGCGCTGCTATCCTCTCCGGCGATTACTTGGTTTGTTGCATCCAGAGTGACTGCAGCAGATGGAATATGTCCCGCCTTGGTAAGCGTCTCAGCGCTCGGGGTATCATGCTTATGTTCAGTCAGATTCGCGTTGATGTAGCCACGCAACCGATCTGGAAAAGGAGTTATTCCACTGGATGCTTCCCTGATCAGTGCAAAAATCGCTGCACGGGAATAATCAAGGATGCCTGGTGTGCTCCGTAATGCTGCAGACCATTCTTTAAATGGACTTTCTTTCTTCTGTACTATTTCCTTCGCGCGGCGGTGGACTGATGCCGGAAAATTATAGATGTCAAAATCCATAGGCATCGTTGCAAGAGCGATCTCTATATCCAGAGTATCCAGCGAATGCTGATAATCCGGATTGCGGTCAGTTTTGTTACCGCCGCCAGCATTGGCGCCGGCATCGGTTTTGTTTATTGAGGTGATATAGTTTCCAGCAGCCCATTCCTTTGTAAGGATCCCGCGGTCAATGTGCGACGTTTCAAGCCACAATTTGGCGAACTGAATTTGCTTGCCGAGCTCATGGCGTTTCCCCACAGGAAATACGCTCTTAAATGCACTGGTAAATTTCCACAGGCCAGGCATATCATATTTTTTAAGCTCCGGAATATTTTCTGCCGTCAGCAGTAGATTCTGCACACCGTGATTATCCGTATCCATTTCCATCGCTGAAAGGCGGTTACGATGAGGAATGCTAATGTGATACACGTGACGCTCGTCGGCCATATACTGGGCAAGCAGCTGCGTGCGGAATGACATTTCCGCCAGGTTGAAGAGTGCTTCTTCATTGTTCGAATAGTCCTCTTCATCGCTATTTGCAGGAGAGATATCGTTTTCTGGTTTACTGGAGGGCTGTGGTTCAGCAGCCGCTGGCGCAACGATTTTTTGCCATGTCAGCCCGTCTTCACCACCAAGCTCGTAGCGATCGCACCAGGTGTCATCCAGTACACCTTCTTCCGGTAAGTCATCAACGATGAGCCAGTTGGTGCGGATCGGCAGCTGATGGCTGGCGCCGCGGCCAACGTTAATTTCAGCGTCTTCCAGGATGTCCAGGATTTTGCGCTCGGCGCGAGAATCGGATTTAGCAGAGAACCAGCAGAAGAGACTTTTCGCTTCGTTTGCTTTTGCCTTCGCTTTAATGAGATACGGGTAGTTGTTCATTGCGTTTGGGCTCCTTTGGATTGTAAGATACCCGGCAGCTGATGGCAGCCGCCCTGGTGGTGGTCATTGGTCAAAACTCGATTCCGGAAAGCTTTGGTCGGCTGACCGGGTACTTAACCCGCCTTGCGCGGGTTTTGTGCTTTATGGGGCTTCTGCAGGCTCTTTGCCGTAACCAGGGTATTCCTCTAGCACTTTTATCAAGGTTGCTTGCGCTTCCTGATGCTGCTGCGTAAGAGCCAGTTTTATTGCTGTTCCAAAGGATTCGGCAATCAGCTCAAACTTCCTTGCAAGCCTGGCCGTTTCATCGACTTGTTCGCCCATGGCTTCCATTTCGAAGTTATGTTCAGTCCATACTTCGTCTAAAACATCCTCTTCAACTTCATCACGCAGTGCCTCTTTCACCTCGAGGACCGGCAGGATACCGATGAGTTGCTCAGCTGGTGTGTTACTGAATTTCAATGCCAGATCATTAGCTGACATAAAGCCTCCGGAAAAAGGCCCGCCTTGGGCGGGCAAAGATAATTTTTCCAATTTAACCAGAACAGGCCTCGCCTCCTGTTTGGTTACGATGGCGGTATTACCATCACAATGCCCTGTGCACCGGGCATTAGGCTGGTAAGCCATTGGTCAAAACTCGATTCAAAAACTCACTGCAGGCTGTTGGTCGTCAGCCATTTTTTGTGCATTTCGGTAGGGGAGGCACTGGCCCTGTACTTTTTGTTCATCGGCGTTGCTGTTGCAACTGGCCTCTGATGGATAAACACCGATCAGAACATCAGAGCATTCACCAGTGAGAGCACACACGCTGATGACAAGGGCAAACAGGGTATTCATGCCTCAGCCTCAGGGTTTCCTTTCTGCGCCAGCAAGTAACACAGCTGGCGTAGTCTCACCTCGAACCAGTTCAGGCGGGTCGCCTGGTTGCCGGTAGGTACTCGTGCAAAATCCTTCATAGTTATCTCCAGTTAACTCAGTATTAGGATGTGGTTTTGCAATGCGGCGCCGGGTGCCTCCCGGTGACGGCAGCCAGTTAACAACTACCGCCGACAACTTTTTCCCCACAACATGTGAATAACCGCCATGTTTATTTTTTAACTGTGCCGCGTGCGCATAGCCGCATTCACCGCATTGCAAAACCTACTAGTCGTGATGCCTGTCTTTTCACCACTTCAGGCTCGGTGGTATTCTTGGCGCTCTCACACAGCCAAATAAAAGAGAGCAAAATGTCTCGTAGCCCTATACCTGTCTTCTGGTACGAAAATCCCGCTCACTATGAAGAATTCCAAAAAATCCTTTCAGATGCTTACGTCCTTCCCTTTGACTACCACGACTGGCGTATCCGCACCGATAGCATGGTGGAGCGCTACGAAAACAGCGGTATCCAGGCTGTGAAGGTGGTAGCCAGCACTTACGATTTCATCACCTGGTGCCAGGCCCATGGACGTGATATCAGTACCAAAAGCTGCAATGATTACGCGGTCTCCGAATCGGGCCTCCAAATCCTGCGCGACAGAGAGTTTGATTGGGGAGACGAGTAAAAAGTAAATTTTCCCTATCTTGGATATATCTATTCTCATAGTGATGTCCTATCTCATGCCTGTAACGCCGGCCGGCGGAACGTTATAACCTGCTGCGAATTCTTCTTGTCGTCATCTCATCCGGTGTTTCGTATGCCGCCGGCAGCTACTACGTGGGCTTCCTGCCTCGATGACTTGCTGCGATGGAATGATTAAAGCATTGGTTTATGTTTGATGTCAATATTGGATTTATACAGATGCAAACTTTTGCTTTAATCGAGACAGGGGAGCTGTTGGAGTGATTGAGGCTGCGCGGCAGGCAAAAAAAAACCGGCATTTGCCGGTTTCATGGGGTGAGATCAGAGATGTTAGTTAGTGTCGCTAGCCTTAAATCGACCACGGAGATATTTCTCAACATAATCATCGATTTCTTTTAGGCGGACTTCAAACGTATCGATCATTCTCTCTTGTTCAGCCTCAGGTAACTGCCTAAACAGACGTAACATTTTGCTCTCATTTGGCTTGAGGCCTGAATCTTCAGATACTTTCTCTCCAAGCAACCAAGTTACAGACACATTGGCAGCTTCCGCGAGGGCAATTGCGGACTTTTTACTGATTACTCCTTTCTTAAACCACCCATTCACCGCTTGAGGTGTAACTCCAGCAATGCGAGCCATATCCGCCTTGCTGATCCCTCTTTGAGTAATTTCTTCCAAACGAGCAATCAGTTGGTTGTTGAGTTCTTCAGTGTTTTTCATAAGTCCATTGTAAAGGTTTAGTTTATAGCCACAATAAATTAAAAATTTGCATTGGATATAAACCTATGCTTTATTATGCCTAACTTAACGAGGAGATAGATATGACAGCCCTTGATAACGCAATTCGAGTAGCTGGCTCAGCCAATAAATTAGCATCAACGCTTGGAGTAAGCGGCATGGCAGTAAGTCAGTGGAAAACAAAAGGTATTGTGCCTTCATCGCGAGTTTTACAGGTTTTTAATGCAACGGGCATTACGCCTCATGAATTACGTCCTGATCTATATCCGAATCCAACGGATGGAATACCTAAGGAGTGACCATGCAAACCACCTCTTTTGAAAATCATACTCCGGTGATGAGTATGCAACTGAAAACGGAAAATCAGTATTTGCCCCGTCGGCGTGACGGCAAGAAATGCCGAGCCATTTTGGCCGCCGTTCAGGAATGGGAGTCCTCATTACCTGGGCGTGCGCAAGACCACGTCGCGCAGCTGGTGGCCGAACAGTGGGAGAGACAAAACGGTCTTGGCATCAGCGTTAATAAACAAAATCTGTACCGTTACCTGAAAAACGAATCCGGATCAGAGAAGTACACCAGCTACGTCATGCAGCTTTCAGGAGCGATCGCTGATGCGATGCCTATTGAGATTGCGCGCAAACACGGATTGAAACGTGGATTGACTGAAAGCGAGCTGGTGGCTCAAGCAATCAAAGAGTGTAGCGAAGCGCACCAGGCAAAATTGCTTGGTGCTCCGTTGCAAAAGTTAGAGCGTGAAATTCGGGAGGCAGCAATTGCACTTTTTAACATGCTCCCTGCAGATGCGGCGGGACCACTTCTGGCGAGCATCAGCGCCGTAGCGCCGCAGTTTTTCTAATCGAGTTTTGACCAATGAGTATTGTTATGAAGAACTTCAACTCCATCAGTCTCGAAAAGCCGGGTTTAAAAACCCGCAGTGATGGCGGAATAAGCTCTTTGCAAGGCGCTAATCAATTCAGGAATGTCTTCTCCATGGATCTTAAGCTCTTGCCATGTGCCTTGATCTGGATCCTCTACTGTTGGGCATTCATCAGAAATGATAGAAACCAAGCCGCTCTGAATGTCGTAATTAACAGTAATTTCTGCTCTATGGGCGACTGCCAGAATTCTTTCCATGACGGTTCCTTAATCTCGTTTTGTATGAGGGAGGGGTAATGGCCGCATTGCCATATATGCAGCTCTATATAGCTGATTATCTTGCAGACACTATGCATTTGTCTACAGAGGAACATGGCGCATACCTGCTGCTGATGTTCAATTACTGGCAAACAGGGAAGGCTATCCCTAAAAGTCGGCTTTCGAGAATTGCACGGCTAACCAACGACCGCTGGGTTTCCGTTGAAGCATCGTTAAAGGAGTTTTTTAACGATAACGGCATTGAGTGGGTACATGAGCGTATTGAAAGGGATCTGGAGATGGTTCGTTCATCTCAGCGTCAGAAATCTGATGCGGGAAAAGCCTCAGCAAGAGCCAGAAAAGTTAAAAAATCAGCAGAAGGGAAACGGAATGGTAACGACCGTTCAACGGGTGTTGATGAGCCGTTTGAACAGAATGATGACGGCAATCCAACTAATAAAGATCCAGATATAGATATAGATACAGATCTAAAAGAAACCCCCTCTCTACGCGGGAGCAATATTTCAGATGTTCAGGAGCCGCAATTCCTGTCTGGCCTGGATATCCCCATAGGTAAATTCACGATGCATAAAAATTGGCGACCATCGCAGGACTGGCCACGGCTGGCCGCCACGTGGGGAATAGCGCTTCCTGAACCGGCTTATCTTCCGACTGAACTGGCCGAGTTTACTGCCTACTGGGAATCGGAACTGAAGGCATTCACACAGGTCCAGTGGGAACAAAAATTCGCCCGTAGCGTCGTGACCGCCAGAGCTAAATCCAAACCACAACCACCAACCGGAGGTAACGGCAATGCAAGAATTCAATCAGTTAACACCGCATCCCGGGCAGTCCAGCAAATTCAGGAAGCCAGAGAGCTCTGGGAGAAGCAACGCGGACTTGCTGGCGGCGGATACGGCTTGGCGGCTATGGACGGTAATGGGGGAGATATTCTCGAACCGGTGGACCCAGAAGAACGGGGCGGCGCCCTCGGATATGTGGATTGCCCAGATTGGATCGATGAGTGATTCCCAAATCACCATGGTCTGCAGGCAGTGTATGGAGCGCTGCGCAGCGGGAAACACATGGCCGCCGGATCTTGCTGAGTTTGTTGCTCTGGTATCAGCCAGTGGCGCTAACCCGTTCAATCTTGCATCCGAATCTGTAATGGCGGAATACAAGCGCTGGAGGAATGAGTCTTACCGATACTCGGGCAGCGATAAATACCCATGGAAACAGGATGTTCTGTATCACATTTGCATTGAGATGCGCAGAACCGGAGTTGAGAGGAACCTGACGGAGGGAGAGCTGAAAAAACTGGCAGAAAACTTACTCACGACATGGACCAAACACCTGGCTAACGGGTTTTCGATTCCGCCAATTCGTCAGCAGTTGGCAGCACCGAGACATCCAGCAGGGCCGACGCCAGCACAGATTCTGATGGAAGAGTACAAACGCCGCAAGGCGGCAGGTTTAACCAAGTAAACGAGTTTTGACCATGACCAAACAATCAAAAACCAAAGTAACCAAAGCACAGATGGTGCTTGCCATCGTTAGCCGGACGCCAGAATGCGTCCTGCAGGATGTCTGCTATGCGCTCGACTTGCAAGCCAGTACAGCAGGTAACTTGCTGCGGCAGCTCCATGCCGCGGGAAAACTCCATCGTACCCATAACGGCTACCAGTATGTCTACGGAGTTGTTACAGGCGTTGAGGTTCCCGATGTTGCCCTGCCGCAGGCTACAACAAAATTATCTGAAGAGGATGTGAAAAAAGTCCAAGACGCACTGTCCCTGGCGAAGACGCTGGAAGACAAAAAGCTGTGGCGCCGGGCTGCGACTGTTTACACATCGACGCTTGGGATGGCTACAACACCAAACGAACTCTGGTTGCTTGCCAAAATGCGTAACCGCTGCCTGCGCAATGCAGCGAGGTGCTGATTATGCTTAAAATGGAATCAACAGCAGCTGGTACGGGATGTCAAAGCTAAGTTTAATGATTCCGGGGTGAGGCAAAGCTGAGATGTCCGCTGAGTGCCAGGAGCGGACATTGCTCACATTATAATGTGATAATCAATCAGGAACAGGTCCGATAGTTGGTGAGGGAAATGAGTTATCAAACGTAGTCGTCCGCCATCACCGCAGCGGGAAATCTTGAGTGTACGCGCTCTAAGTTACAGCTGCTTCAATATGCTATATATTGTCAAAGTGTACTTCTCCGATGTTGCCGATTGAAACGTAGTTGAGGAGGTTATGAACGTTTATTCATTTAATAAAATTGGCTTACTATCTCAAATAAATAGTAACTTATAGACTATAAATGTTTATCCCTCAGGCTTTATAAATTCATCACAGAACTTATCAACTTAAGGTTAATTTATGTCCGATAATGAAAACACAAGAAAACGCTTGACCGGTACTGTAAAAAAACAACGTGATGATTTTGCTGAGAGAGAGTCTCGCACAAAGGAATGGATATCCGATCAAGTTTCTCGTGCAAGCAAACTGCGATCTAAAGATAAAGAATTTTATGGTCTTGAAAGGGAGTTCATTCACTTACAGAGGAAAATGCTTCAAGATTTTGAAATATCGAAAGATATTAAGCATCCAAGAGATGTTGGTACTGTCAGAGAGGAACTCTTAAGATGCTTTTTCAATGAAAATAAACTCTTACCGCAAAGCTATGCCATCTCAAAATCAAGTGTCCGTGTAGCGTCAACCTCAGGACATCTAAGTAATGAAATCGACATTCTTTTTTATGATGCTTTTAATTCATTTTCGCTTATGCAGCGACAGGAAATTTTTGAGGTTTTACCTGTGGAGTTCTGCTATGGTGTGATTCAGGTTAAGTCAAAACTAACAAAAAAAGAACTGAAAAGTGCTTTCGAAAATATCCGCTCATTCAAAAAACTAAAGAAACATGGTATAAATCAGAACATATTTATACATTCAGAGGAGAGAATTCAGACTAATGGTTTTGGAATTATCTTCGCCTATGATACTGATATGGATTGGATGGACATAGTACAAGAAATAAAAACTCACTCGCAGAATTTTGAAAAAAACGTTCTTCCTAATGCAATATTCATTCTAACAAAAGGTTTTTTCATGTTTGGAAGTGACGATTATGCAAGTGTTTATAATTCTGAAATTGAGATACTTTCTGACATCAAGCCTTATGGATATCCAGATCGAGAGGGTGTTTGTCTATATCAACTTTATGATATCACCTTTAATTTGCTGAGTAAAACCAAAGTCCAGAAGGCATTGCCTCAGCAATACTTTAGACTACCATTGACTGCTGGTGATTATTCTTATGAATACACCCTGGGCCATTTTTCAGAACTAGGTAGATGTGAAAAACATGGAGATTATGTAAAAGCTTACACACCTGAAAAATTAGAAAAAATAATCTCCTGGTGTCAAAATGCTGAACCAATAAACTGGATTAAAGCCACTCATTTAGCCTATGGCCAACCAGGTGATGACATCGAAGCCTATGAAAGACAGCCTGGCGATGTGAGGATTTACAATCCTAATGATTTGCCTTTAAGTGATATATTGCTAATGGATAAAATAATGGAGAAAGATGGAGAAGAATCCATTGTGAAAGTTCTTGCTTTCGATTCGATTAAAACTTGCGGGTTAAATATTTACATTCCTTATTATTATATAATAACTGAAAAATTGATTGAAGGCTGTAAGAAGTGCAATAAAAGCGCGGCAAAGAAATGACTTAATAAAACCAACTTAGTATTATGCATAAGCCGAATTCACGTGATGAAGACGTCATGAATTCGGCTTAGGAATTTCAAGGCAATCAAAAAAATCAAATTATAAATATCAATGTAACCAATAAACATCTTAATCTCTATTTATTCATTTAAACTTCTGTGCTTAGCACAGAAAGATAGTCCGCTCCTAGCTCACAGCGGATACTGGCTGTTGTGGATGTCTGCTGTGTGCCAGGAGCGGACGTTGTTAACATTGTGCCGCGGTAATCTATGGGAGCTGATAACTTCAGGTACGGATGTTTTTACCACAATTGTTTGCTTTTCCAATCAACCAAAGAGTCCGTAAGGAGCAATGCTGCTGAGTAACGACTTCTTCTGTTCAGATCCACTGCCTTAATTAATCACCAGATAAATGCTAACAACTATGACTCTTTAAATGTTTTTTACAGGTTGTCAATCACCAGAGTAAATGCAATGATATATAAGTTTACGTTTACTCTAAGCACCTCGTAAAACGTATGCATAGACAAACAACACAGCAAAAGGACTTAATATGTATTCATATGCTTTCGCAATTAAACTAACAGATAGAAATATAAATAAAGATAATGCAAGCACATCGTTTAAGACTGGAGAAAATGTGATAAACGTTACCAGAAAAGAGAATGATGTTATTTTGATATCATCAGATGGATACTCTTCTAGTGAGAATGCGCTAAAAGAAATGGTTAATACGATAATTAAAACAAAAATCATTTTGGTGAAGCATAAAATTCCACACTTGGACTGGTTTTCATTTAACACCATGCAACGCCATACCACCGAAGTTATTGGTAGTATCTTTGAACAACGGAATATTGTACCAATTAGTTATAAACCTCAGTCTTATGAGACCAATAGACTGATACACTGGCCGGGAGCTACCCTTGCCCTAGAGGAATTTAACCCTACAATACTAAACGCTTTATCTCTCCCGGACGAGGAGTTTAATTTTGGCACTGGTCGGAACTTAGAAGCACTCAATGTGCTCAGTTTATGCCTGTCAGATCCCCATGCTAAATCCAAGCTAATCCTTGCAATGACTGCCATCGAGGTACTTATTGATCGGCAGCCTATCGAAGAAGAAATGGCGGAAGCAATTCAGATGCTAAAGAAAAAAATAAATGAAATTGATACTAAAAAAGATATAAAAGATCGTCTTTCAAATATATTGGGAGCAGTTAAGATAGAAAGTATATCCAAAGCAGGAGAACGCTTGGTTAAGGAAATTCTTGGTGACAGCAAGGTTAAAGAATTTAAAAAACTTTATAAAATTAGGTCTGAACTTGTTCATGGGAATGCTCTACGTCTCAGTATTGACCTAAGCGGCCATGGGGATATTGAGAAATATGCGGAATCCGCATTTGGACTAGCACTGGAACTTACACTTAAATATCAAGAACAAATACAAATGATGGATAATTAAAGCTCTTTACCCAGTGCGGCTCTTAACAAATCTATTGTTTACGTAAGAGTAGGAACGCACTTCAAGATAAGCGCGTAGCTTCCAATGTCCCAATGTGTATGGCTTCCTGCTGACCGTGAAAATCCTCCCGCTTTTTCGGTCAGCATAGATCCACAATCACAGTGGTAATTAAGCAATTATCCCATCTAAATTTTTTTGGACCCTAATGTGCAAACTGCTCGAGTGCAAAAGTCATCCTCTTAATGTTCCTTTATTTAGCATCGAAATCAAGATACTAGATCCAAAATCATGGTCGTCTTATTTTTCAATATGCTGTAACGTAATGCTAATATTACGTTCTAAGTATTTTACCACGATTAATGAGCTTATCACTCCCTACCTACGGATATGCACCAGTTATGATTAGCAACAATCACGAACTTCCGCTTCTCGCTCGAAGCAGACCTTCATCCCATCCAGATTGTCCACTCTGTGCCAAGAGCGGAATCTGGAACGCTAGAAGTAGCGACGTTTCTTATCAACGTTGTTGATCACCACAAAATGACTGTATCCCTGTAATAGCGGATTTCGTCCTTTGTGGAGAAAAGATCAATCTAAACATGAGCATGGGTTAGCGAAAAGTGGCATTAAACGCTTGAACATTTCACCTAACAAGTATACTGTTTATTTATACAGTACTTGCATGAGGAGCTAGTTATGAAAGTGGAAATCACAATTGATCGCCAAAAAAAATTGCCAGATGGCGCTGTGCCTGCTCTGGAGAAGGAGCTACTGCGGCGATTGGATCAAAACTTTAATAACTACAGTCTTGTGATTCGTCGGGCCAGCTCTGATGGGTTGACCGTGCTGGGTGGAATGGACGGAGATAAAACACGTGTAGAGGAAATCCTGCAGGACACCTGGGAAAGCGCTGATGACTGGTTCTGTTAATTTGAGGTCCAGTGGCTTGCCTGGTTTATTTTGAGGATTTTGCTGTGGGTGGAAAACAAGAGATGCCGGATACCGGCTATGTAGTTGTCAGATGTGATGACGGCCTTATTGTCGCTCGTCTCCACACTTTTCCAGTGTGCGAGCGTGCCCTAATGTATCGCAGAGGAGAGTTGGTTTCCTTTATGCCGCTTAAACCTGATGAGATAGTGGGAACCCCTTCGCTTTTTGCTCAAATGTTCGAGCGGAGCAGGCCAAAAAATTATCCTCCTGGGTCATAGGGAAAGTCCACATCAATTAGTAAGGTTGTTGCAAAGTTGTTCAGTTATTTTGCACAAAATTTTGGTGGCTTCTCGCTTTCTTTGGGTAGTTATAGCGGGTAAGGTATTAGCACAGTACATGTGTATACGTACAGGCTTTGTGTGTTAGACTATACTAAAATGCTTAAATTTTTGGTGGGTTATGATTAAACAGAATAAATTCAAGGTGATAGATCTCTTTTGCGGAGCTGGTGGGTTAACATCAGGCTTTTGTCATGGAGAAATGTCAGATTACTTTGAAAGCATTCTGGCACTAGATAATGATTCAGCCGCCATTGCAACTTACAATGCTAACTTTGGTTCACATGGGATCCAAGCCAACATTGAAGAGTGGATAGTTTCAAACGAAATACCTGAAGCTGATATTGTAATTGGTGGGCCTCCATGCCAAGGTTTCAGCCTTTTGAACAAAAATCGTGAAGGTGATCACCGAAGAGCTCTTTGGGAGCCTTACATGGATATTATTGAGCGATCTGGCGCTTATGTCTTTGTTATGGAAAATGTTCCCGGATTGCTCAAGAGTGATGAGTTTGGGGATATTATTAACAGGGCTGAGAGCATGGGTTTCATCATGTTGAATCCAATGGTGCTTAATACAGCTGATTATGGGGTACCTCAGACCCGGAAGCGGACCATAGCGATTGGAGTAAAACGTGAAAGTTTCTATACCGAACGTCTTCCTGCATTCCCTCCGCGCCCAACACATCGTGCGCCAGATAAAACTGGGGCTTTACCTGAATGGTTATGTACACGTGAAGCTATTGGTGATCTTCCTGAACCGATTGGTACTGAGATTCGTTTAGAAGCTCCTCCATTGAATCTTCACTTCGGTCGCAATCCAACTGAATTGTCCCAAGAACGGTATAAGGCTGTTCCACCAGGCGGCAATCGTTTTGATTTGCAGAAGAACCGTCCTGACTTGACCCCAGCATGCTGGGTTAAAAAAACATCAGGAGGAACTGATTTATTTGGCAGACTCTGGTGGGATAGGCCGTCTGTGACGATAAGAACTGAGTTTTTTAAACCGGAAAAGGGGCGTTATTTGCATCCTGAACAGCACCGGCCTATTACTCATCGTGAGGCTGCACGATTAATGTCTTTCCCAGATAGCTTTGAATTTATCGGTTCCAAGACGGAAATTGCGCGTCAAATAGGTAATGCTGTTCCTCCAAGGTTTGCAATGAGAATTGCTAATTATGTACTGGAAGTTATGGATGCAAGAAAGATTAACAGCATCAAATCAGAAAGTGCTGCATGAGGTGATTGAGTGACTGAGATATCATCAATTGATAATGTATTGTTTGCAGAGGCAAGAAAGGAATTTCATGCTCAACTGTTACTTAACACATTGACAATAAACTCTTCTGGAATTGTTAGCAACGCTGATGGTAGTAATCGAACAAGTCGAGATATTGCTAGTGAGATAGCCCGCCTCTTGAAGGCTGAAACCATTGGGGAACGGATTGCGGGGCAAACTTCAGGTAATCAATTTGAGAATATCTGCGCACAATTCGTACAAAAAACGTTCATAAAACTAGCTCACTTACGTCCCGGAAATTGGCTTATAAACCAAGTGTCTGGCCGTAATAGACTTGAGATTGCCAAGTATGAACAGTATGCACATCTTGTGGAGTTGGATCGCGCTGCAAAAGAAAATGCTCAGTTAGCCGCGGCTTTGGGTAGCGATTATACAATTACTCCAGATATTGTAGTTGCTAGGATCCCGGAAGAAGATTCAGCAATAAATGCTGTTCAGTTATTAGTTGATGATACCGTTACTCGGATGTCCGCGCTGAGGAAGTCAAATGGAGGTTATCCATTACTTCATGCGAGTATATCGTGTAAGTGGACCATTAGAAGCGATAGGGCGCAGAATGCTCGCTCAGAGGCTCTAAATCTTATCCGCAACAGAAAAGGAGCGTTACCGCATATTATGGTGGTAACCGCTGAGCCTACACCTAGTCGGCTTGCATCTATTGCACTAGGTACAGGTGATATTGATTGTGTGTATCATTTCGCACTTTATGAATTAATTAAAGCTGTAAAAAATCTAGGAATGAATGATGCTTATGACATGCTCTCAATAATGGTTGAAGGCAAAAGACTGAAAGATATATCTGACCTACCTCTTGATCTTGCTATCTAAATTGTTATTGACGGCTTTATCATTACGTTTGTATAGAAGTCTGTTATGATAGCCGCATAGGCCTGAACAACCTATACCTGCTGCGTCACGGAGAGAAGCCATGACGCAAACAACCGAAGTATCAAAATCCCATCAGACTGGTGCTCCTTCAACGAGCGCCGGTTTACTCTCGTCTTCGAAACTCACTTTTCGACAGCAGGAAGTTTTCGATCTGCTGGTCTCCTACATCAATCAGCATGGCTACCCACCTACGCTATCTGAGCTGGCCGATATGCTCGGCGTTAGCTCGTCTAATGCTGTCCTGTTGCATCTGCGTGCGTTAGAGAGAAAAAATTTCATAAAACTCTCTCGCCGTGTCTCCAGAGGAATTTCCATCGTCGGGCGAAAGGAGCCTATGCTCGCCGTGCAGCTGCTGCAGGAAATGATCGCTGAAGAACCCGGCGCGCGTGAAAGAGCGATTGAGTTTTTGCGACTGTTCGGTGATCAGCCATGAAGAAAAGTTGGTTTTTACACGAGCAGCTTTCAGAGGCTGAGGCTACAGAGCTGGTGGACCGATACCGTAAAAATAACTGTGTGGTTGAGAAGAGCTTATCCAGAGACTTTGCATCGTGGGAGATCCGCGTGTTGTTGCCGGAATCGAAGAAGCCGCCACGGATTGACAGGACCTACATACAGAAGATGTGGAGGGACTGATGCGAGCTTTGCTTAACGTGGATATTGCACGCCATCTTGGAATTGTGCTGCTTAAGCCGGGTAGTGAATTAATGCCGTTATTCGGTGCCGGCCGGGTTCTTGTTGAAATGCCGCCGGCAAGCATGAAAAAGATACCCAGTGGACGTCTTCCTGATGCCCGGCAGCCGTTGCGGGATGATATGGGGATCAGACCTTTTTTCATGAAGAAGGCAGTTATCACTGCAGCTGGTGGGGTTAGTGCCCTCGAGTCATGGTTGCGTAGGCAGGTTAAAAACTGTCAGTGGACACATTCCGATTACCATCACCATGAGCTCGTCCCGTTTCGCCATTCGACGGGTGTAATAATCGCATGCTGGCACTGTGATAATGAGCTGAAAAACCAAACGGAACAAACCCTCGATCAACTGGTAGGTGTTAACAACGCTGACTGGGTAATCGACACTGCCCGCATCGCGCTTGGTCTGGACGCTCAGCGCTCATTGTCTCTGGCGGAACTATGCTGGTGGGCGGTAGGCGCCGGGATTGGCGATGAAATTACAGAAGAAATGGCGCGCCGATCCCTGCGTATTAAAGACGATGGCATTAAATCGGTTTACAGGGAGAGTGAGATTGTTCCGTCGGTACCGGCCACCAGTATTCTTTCTCCCCGTCTCGAAAAAACAATCAAGCCAACGGCAATAACAACGCCGGGCAAACCTCTGGTTCCTGTGAACGTCGATCCTGTTGCTCCGGCGACACTATTCGCGAGACCTAAGCGGAGCCGATGGTTATCAGCTGATTTTATCTCATGGGTTAAAACACAACCGTGTATGTGCTGCGGGCAGCCTGCAGATGATGCACACCATCTTATTGGCTGGGGGCAGGGCGGCGTAGGCACCAAGGCCCACGATGTTTTTACGATCCCATTATGCCGCAAGCACCACCGTGCTTTGCACCATGACCCTGCCGCTTTTGAGCGTGAATACGGCACCCAGCCGGTATTGATTATTAAATTGCTGGACCGGGCATACGCGCTCGGCGTTCTGGCGTAGTAAGGAGAAGAACAGAATGACACCACGTCAACGCCGTCTGCACCGTGCAGGATTAGCAACAGTGGCCGCCGCCCCGCGCAAAAGCTGGCTGGGCCGATTCACTCCCCTTAATGGCATTCAGTCCGCCTGGATAAAATCTCTGCTTACTGTTTGGGGGGAAGGGATGAGAGGAGGTGCTGCCCCGCGTAAACCATCAGGACATTCATGCTGGCGAGGCATGAAGGGTGATCACTGGTCAGATAAAGCATTAGAACGCTTTACGGCAGCAATTGAGCAGGCAAGAAGTGAAGGGTATCGCGGGCGGCAGGCATTAAGCAGGGCGCATGCCATTTTGTGGCCGAAGCCTGCAACGGTCGCCATTGACGCTGCGATCACTGAGGATGATGTTGAATTTGTTGAACGATGTGTACTGGCGATATTTGAAACGGGTGATCCTGTTTATCTCGTTGGCGTTAACTATTACACCACCCGCAAAAAAATCTCAGATATAACACGGGAAATACAGCTGGTGGCGCCATGGTTAACAGACAGTGAGGCCCGGAAAAGAGTGCGCTGGTGTCTTGAAATATTCAGAGCAAAAGCTTTCCTTTCTGTTCATAAGGCGATTCATGCGAATTAGCAAAAAGTGCTATGTTGCCTTTTGGGTATTGAAAATGGGCCAGAAAGTTAGATAATCAATTCATGCTTGGCAGAGCTGCGCCACTCGGCAGCGAAAAAAAGCGACAATCTGAATATAACGAAGACCCCGCCCGTGCGGGGTTTTTGCTTTCCGGCGATACGACAGGGGTATTCGCGAGATGCGCTGCATCAATACCCCTGTCATATCGTCGTATTGCATACGCAATCTCACATGCTTCAGCATTCACCGAGGATTTTTAGTGATTTTTTTGAAGATCTCTAGGGCTTCGGTTGTTAACTGATCATGTTCGCTAAAGTAACTGTCACATGCTGCCTGCTTTTGAGCAGGGGATAGATTAGGGTTGCTTGTTAATTCAGCAGTTTTAGCTGCTATTTCTGCCAAACGTTCAAAAATCTCTGAAATTCTTTGGTTTTCAGTAGATAGCATTTTACTTACCTCGCATTTACCTGATATCAGTGAGTGCTACATAGAGTCAGGGCTTCGCAATAGCTTTAAGTATTAGAATGCATACAATTTAAGTGGGCGTTGTTGGCTTATATTATGGCAGAGGCGCTGGCGGTATGGTCAGATATTGACACTTTGAATGTTTGCATCATAAATTATTGAGGTGGTGAATCCCCCTATGCGGAGGGGCGACCAGTCAGTTACAGAAACCTGTAAATGCAGCGCGGGCCATGCCGACTGGGGCATGCTCACCGGGAGGCACCCGGCACCACACTGTCACTAAGCATATTGAATATTTCATAGTGGGTTTACTTTTGCGGTTGCCCTTCTATGTTTATAGAACGTAACGGCAAAAGTGAATGCTTCCTGGTAAATCGGTAGCTCGGACTATTAGGAGTTCCTTCGTTTCGTTACTACCTAGAATGCCTACTTTCTGCCCGCCTTCAGGCGGGCTTTTTTACGCCATCAATAGGGCGCTTCAGAAAGAAAAGGTAAACATCATTTGAAGGCTGCGCATTTGCGTGGCCTTTTTCATTTCAGGCTCACGGGAATCATCATCGATACGGCTCGTTGTTAAATCAGCCCGATGGGCCTGACCCCCTACACGCACAAAGCACCCCGTTAATCCGGAGGTGGAGTATGTATCGAATGGACAAGCTAACAACAGGTATTGCCTACGGAACGTCCGCAGGTAACGCGGGGTTCTGGATGTTGCAATTGCTCGACAAAGTATCCCCATCCCAGTGGGCCGCTATTGGTGTTCTGGGAAGTCTGGTATTTGGCTTGCTGACATACCTGACGAATCTGTACTTCAAAATTAAAGAAGACCGGCGAAAAGCTGCTCGAGGTGAATAATGTCTCCGACACTACGTAAAACTGTTCTTGCGGCGGTGGGCGGCGGGGCCCTGGCGATTGCCTCTGCACTCATCACTGGCCCGATGGGTAATGATGGGCTTGAGGGAGTGCGATACTCCCCTTATCAGGATGTGGTAGGTGTCTGGACGGTTTGCTACGGCCACGCAGGTAAAGACATCATGCTCGGCAAAACCTATACCGAGGCAGAGTGTCGGGCGCTACTAAATAAAGACCTGAATACCGTCGCCTGGCAGATCAACCCTTACATCAAAAAACCGATCCCAGAAACAATGCGTGGGGCTCTGTACTCATTCGCCTATAACGTCGGAGCCGGGAACTTCCAGACCTCTACTCTGCTTCGCAAAATCAACCAGGGTGACCAGAAAGGTGCGTGTGATCAGCTGCGCCGGTGGACCTATGCCAAAGGTAAGCAGTGGAAAGGACTTATTACCCGGAGGGAAATTGAGCGTGAAGTGTGTTTATGGGAGCAAAGATGAGTCGCTTAACCGCCGTTATCATCGCAATAGCAATCCTGCTAATGTCCTGTGCCATTTCATGGCGTATGGGATGGAGTTCCCACGCTGATCACACCAATGCTCAGGCTGCGAAGAAGAGAGAGAAGGCCGAGAATGCCATTAAGCCTGTAGAGGAAAAGGCCGCGACTGCTAACGAAGCGGGTAAGGTCATCTACAAAACAATAACCCGCGACGTGGTGAAATATGTTCAGTCTCCGAATCGTACTGTGTGTAGGTTTGATGATGCTGCTGTGCAGTTGCGTCAGCGCGCCATCGATGCTGCCAACTCCATCCCCGGATTTGATGAGTCCGCCGTGCAAAGCAAGTGACGCAGGGAATGACAGCGATGAAGATTTACAGTCTGATGTAGAAACCGCTCAATGCCTGCGCCAGCTCCGTTTGGATAAGTATCGCTGGCAGGCGTACTATCGGGCGGTGAGTAAGTAACAGGCATAGCACATGAAATAAGTGGCCTTAAGTGAACAAAAAATCTGAAAACAAGACATTCAAGCTTTCAGCATCGAAATGTTTGTATCTAATTCAGGGGATGTCATGCACTATAGGATCTCAAACCACTCTTAACTAAGTAGCCACTCATGACAGTAAACTTACTACCACAACTACCATGCGGTTATCGTTACGGCATTGAGCGCTCGATCCGGCCCCAGACTGGTGCGGAATTTTTTCCGCCACAAGGGTGTGTTATCAAATCTGTTAACTTTGGGGATGGTGTGGTTATTTGTGTGCCCATCCAATGGTACATTAAACAATTAGATTTATGGGTCACTGTCTAAGGAACCATCGAATAATATGTTAGTTACCAGCCTCGTTAGGGCGAACTGATAATTGCTCTCAAAAGACCAGCATAGAAGCCTGTTGCTCTGGTTGAATGTTCCGGCAAGTTGAAAATGATTGGTTCAATGAGCTCTTTCGATATTTAAATGCTATCGATAACTTAAATGAAGCTATCATCACGTTATCACTGCCAGCCAACACCGAAACGGCAGTGGTCAGTTAAAAAGCAGAAAAGCCTCTCTTGGGTGGCTCCTGAGAGATTTTAGTTTTCTAACTGGTACTAACCAAAGGTCGCATATCTATGCGGCCTTTTTTTTAGCCGGTTTCATGGCTTGAGGACATCCTGGACGAGAATATGTGACAAAACCAATCAGGGGAAACAGGAATGCCCTGTGAGCGGATTTACGAATCGGTGCGAACGTCTATCCCCTCTAAGGGATAAAAAAACGATATCCCTTTTAAGAGATAATGAGGAGAAGCAACTTGAAAACGTTGAAAGTCACTATTACAAACCTTCAACAGATTAATGATGGCATTGTCTGTGGGGTCAAAGTCAGATTTAAAGTCATTCAGTCTGGTTGCGTGCTGGTCGAGAAGGTTATATCAGGCAAGGCTACCGCTCCGTTTACCTTATCTTATGATGTCAATGCGAATGATGAATCTCTGGTGGTGGAACATGATCGCCCAGACCTGCAGGAGCTTGTAGTCTCAGCGGCAATTTCCTCTGCAGAGTGTTATAAACCGGATAATACCCTGACCTCTGTCAGTGCTTGGAGCATTCAAACGCAGGGTAAGATATACGCTTCAGGTATGCAGCCAAACATTGATGAGGTATTCAAACGGTTAGATGCTGCTGAGGCACTACTACACTTTATGGACTGTAAGATTGCGGAACTACAATTAAGATATCGAAATAAATAATAGATCGGCAGACAGCCTGTAACCGTCTGCCATAGCTATTAAGGTCGGTTATGGATATGTTGGATTTGCTTTAGCATCTCCAAGTTTTTCTGGTTGTATTCATCATCAATCTGCGAAAGTTGATGTATTACGACACCCTTCATATCCTGATCAAGGCAAACAAACATAGTTGCCAGAAGACCTTTGAGAGCTCTTATTTCTTTTGCTGCAGACTCCAGAGTTGAGCAATCCACCTCGATGTTATATTTAATTTCTTCTTCCATTTTAAAGTTCCTTAAGCAGAGCTAATCAGCCATTCCTCTGCAAGTACAATATTTAACTGTGTCCCACCACAGATAGGCTGAGCCGCAACCTTACACTCTGAGCTTTCACAGTAACACCCTGATATTTAACCAGTAGCCTCGCATCTGCGGGGCTTTTTTATTCGCAAAAGGTAACGCGATGAAGAACTTAAAAATTGCATACGTAGACGAGAAGCTGGTGGCGATTGAGTGTGACGGATTGTCATGCTCATCGCTGCCCGTTTCAGAGTTTCCCATCGACAGTGCCGCTTTAACTCTTCTCCCTCAACTCATGCTCGAGGATGTTTATGCCGCCACGAGCTAAACGACCTTGCCGGCACAGAGGATGCACGGCTGTGACCAATGATGTCGGAGGATACTGTGAGATGCATAGGCAGCAACACGCTGGTGATGGCTGGCGTAACTATCAGCCCGGAAAAACTCGGCAGGAACGTGGTTATGGTCGACCGTGGGAAATTAAACGGG